CACATCACCGACATTCAGCGCAAGCACCACCCGGTGCGCGAATGCGTGCTCCTGCTCGGCGGCGACATGGTAGAAGGCGCCCAAATCTTCCCGGGCCAGTCCTACGAGATCGACGCCACGCTGTACCAGCAGCTGTTTGAGACGTCGCGCATCATCGCCCAGGCGGTCACAACGCTTGCGTCACACTTTGAGTTGGTCAACGTCGTGTGCGAATACGGCAATCATGGCCGTATCGGTCGCTACGGCGAAATGCCGCGCGGCGACAACATCGACCGCATGGCCTACGAAATCGCCAGGCAACAAGTCGGCCACCTGACCGGCCAATGGCAGTCAAGCGACCAGTGGTATCAAATCTTCCACGTGGGCAACTACACCGGCCTGCTGGTGCACGGCGACGAAATCAAGAGCTTTGGCGGCAACACACCGGCATTCGGCATCCTGCGCAAAGTCAACGCCTGGGCAGGCGGCGTCATCGAGCAGTTCAATGACTGCTACATGGGCCACTGGCACACGCCTATGAGCCTGACGATGAGCAACGGCGGCCGGATCTTCGTCACTGGGAGCCCTGAGTCGCACAACGAATACGCGCGCGAGTTCGTGGCAGCCACAGGCATCCCCAGCCAACGCCTGCATTTCATCGACCCGGACAAAGGCCGCGTGGCGGCAGAATACGTCGTATGGCTCGACTAGAGCATCCGCTGGTCATGATCGTGTGGCACGACGCCCACACCATCGACAACGACGAATGGCACGAGCTCAGCGACCTGACCGACGAGCCTTGCGTGGTGTCTTCAATCGGATACCTGCTGAGCAAACGCAACGCCCGGCACCTGATACTGGCCCAATCCGTGACCGACGACAAAGGCGTTGACAACGTGCTGTTCATACCGAACCGAATGGTGCGAAAAGTCGTCAGATTGCAAATCCCCCACAAACGCCGCAAACCGCGCTAAGGTGAAAACAGGCTTCTGGAGGGGCCTACAAATGACCACACCAAACCTGATTACCTATCAGGTGCTGACTGGATTGTGCTCGGAAACAGCGCAGCAGTTTCACCTCGTAGTGTTTAGCGACGACACCGGCCAGGTGATCAAAGCGCAGCTGCGCTACCGATTCAACGCCGACGACGACTGGAGCGAGCCATCAAAACTCACTCACCAGCCGCGCATCGACCCCGACCATCCAAGCGTCTCATGAATCCGCTTGGCATCATCGCGACGGCAGCAAGCCTGACCCTTTCCATTGGCTTGATGTTCACAAGTGACGCGGAAGTGGACACTTGGGGACTGGTGCCGGGCTCGACCGCTTACTCCCCGGTTGAGCCTGGCACCCTGCCAGACGCGTCAGGAAGCGATTACAGCGCCGTTACCACCCAGGTGCAGTATGAGGGCCCAGGCTGCAAAGAATGGGCTGATACGGCCGTCAGAGGCGGCTTCGTGCTTGACGACCTGCGCATAGCGCTGCAGGTGGCCGAGCTTGAGTCGGCCTGCCTGCCGAACGCCATCGGCGACAACGGCCAGTCATGGGGCCTGATGCAGATCAACGACTACTGGTGCACGCCAGTCAAATACTGGCCTGGCGGCTACCTGCAAACCCACGGCATCATTGACAGCTGCACCGACCTGCTCGATCCGCTGACCAACATGCACGCGGCATGGCACATCGCCACGCACCACGGCTGGGATAACTGGACAACGTACAAGAGGCTGCCATGACCACGCTTGACGTCGTAGTCGTTGCATGGCTGTTTATTGCGTGCGCCCTTTTGCTAATACTTGAGCGCAAATTATGAGCAGCAACATTGACCCGGGCGATGCCGCATACCGCGCGTGGCAATTGACCAAAGACGGCGAACGAATGCGGCAGTACGGCCATCCGTGGAATGACTACACGATGGTGCGCCGACTGTTCGCAACGCTGACCAATTACAAACACAACCTGACCGTGCAGGAAGCTGCGCTATTCATGGTCTGCGTCAAAATGGCTCGGCTCATGAAATCACTTGACGCAGAAAAACTGCACGAGGATTCGCTAGTTGACGCCATCGGCTACCTGAATTGCCTGCACATGATCGACGCGCACGACACGCTGCGCGACGCACCGAAACACATCGTCGGCGACATGGCAATCGATTGGGCATCATGACCAGCCCACAGAAACGCAAAGGGCACGCAGCCGAATTGGCCGTCGTCAAATGGCTACGCCAAAAAGGCATCATGGCCGACCGGATCCAAGCCGGCACGCACGCAGACAAAGGCGACGTCACCGGCTGGCCCGGCATCGTCATTGAAGTCAAAGACCGCAAAGCACACTCATGGCACGGTTACTTCGAGCAGTTGCGCAGACAAATGAAAAATGCTGACGCCTGGACAGGCGTGATTGTGGCCAAGCGGCCCGGCATCACAGACGTAGGCGAATGGATGGCAGTCATGCCAGTAACCGAATGGTACGAACTCATGTGCCTGCTCGAGCAACAGGCATCAGGCTTTAAAACGAAAGGCAGCAAATGAGCTTCAACCTTGACAACTACGTCGACGTGCCCACACGCCTGCGCATGGCACTTGAAAAGCACCCCGATCTGCGAATCCAAGAATCGCAGCCGGTATTCCGTGAAGTCGGCAGCAAGCTTTACATCGAAATTCGCTGCACCGTCTGGCGCGACAAAGACGACACGCTGCCAGTTATCGCATACTGCTGGGAGCCATTCCCGGGCACCACGCCGTACACGCGCGACAGCGAACAAATGAACGCCAGCACATCAGCGCTGGGCCGTGCCCTGGGCATGATGGGCTTCGGCATCGAGCACAAAATGGCCAGCAAACAGGAAGTCATGGCACGTCAGCCCACGGCAACTGCCACGCCAACTGTCACGACAACTGAGGCAACGTACTCTGACGGCAGCCCGGTACCAGATCCATTCACCGACCAGCCACAGATGACGAACATCGTCAAATTCAAAGACCCGAAAGGCAAAGCCAGCGACAAACAACTGGGCATGATTCGTGCCCTGGCGCGCGGTCGAGGCTTGGCAACCGGCGTAGGCGTCGCCGATGGTGTCAGCGGTGTGATAGAACGCAAAATCACAAAACTGGATGAGCTGACCAAAGCCGAGGCAAGCAAGGTCATCGAAGCCTGGAAATGAAGTAGGGCAGTCTCACTGCTGCGTCACGGCCGCGCGACCGTGTGTAGGTGCAAATCCTGGGCGACTAATCATCGTCACTTAGGCCGTCAGACAGCCGTAGGTAAACGCCGTGCGCAGACAGGTGCGGCGTCAGTGTGAACCGTGCTGAAACAACGGTCGGGTGGCGCCCGGGAGAGCTCTGCCTAAGTAACCTTGACAACATGAAAATCAAATGCAGCTTCGAAGTGCCGGTGTACCTGGGCGAATGCTCGCGGTGCGGCGAACCTAACCTCTCAGACGAATACGGTGATCAAGTCATCGAAGGCAAACCCGTCTGCGTCAGCTGCCAAATAAGCCTGACAGCAACTGAGCGAAGCGAAGGCGCTAGGACAAGCGACAGCGCGTCAGCGGTAGTCCCCCATGCCCAGCAAAAATAGGCGCCCACGTCAAAGCGCGGAGTACCACAAAAACAGGCGGCTACTACTCAGCGACAAACCCCGATGCCACTGGTGCCAACGCCGCCAGGCCACCGAGGCAGATCACCTGATTGAGATTGATCGAGGTGGCAGCAACGCGCTCGACAACCTCGTGCCAGCATGCAAGCAATGCAACGGAAGACGAGGCGCCAACTACAAAGCAGCGAAGCAACGCGCCAAGCAGGCAGCCAGGCCAGGCGCGAAACAGCCGGCACGCTCACAGCGCTCAAAGCCAAAATCACGCAAACCGTTTTTGGATCAACATCAGTCGCTGCCCCCGCGCCCATCTCTCTCTTTATCCAAAGGGAAAGCCCTGGAACGGAAAGGGAAAGGTCATGACCTGCCGCGAATCGAAACGATTGTGTCGGATGCGGCCGGATCGTATGGGCCAAATGTTGCAGACTGGGCTCAGCGCATTCTCAACGTGGAGCTCATGCCCTGGCAGCTGCACGTTCTCTCTCAACAGCTGAGCGTCGACGCTCACGGTCGATGGTGCAACCCTCTCTCACTTGTCAGCGTTGCGCGACAAAACGGCAAAACCGTAGCACTCAAGGCGCTGCTCGGATGGTGGCTGACCGAATACGCGCTCGAGGCCGGGCCGCAAACAATCCTGACCACCGCACACCGACTCGATCTGGCGACCGCGCTGTTTCAAGATTTGGCGCCGATGCTTGAAGCTAAGTTTGACGTCAAAGCCACGTGGGCTTACGGCCGCAACAGCATCAAGATCGGTGACAGCGTGTGGCACGTCAAAGCGGCCAGGCCATCGGCCGGTCACGGCATGAGCGTTGACCTGATTCTGGCCGACGAAATCTTCGGCATTGATTCCGAGACGCTTGACATTGGTTTGCTGCCGACTCAACGCGCCCGGCCTAATCCGCTGTGCTCGATGTGGTCAACGGCAGGCACTGAGGAAAGCGTTGCGATGCTGCGTTGGCGCGAGCAAGGCATTCGCGCGATTGACGAGGGTAAAAGCACCGGCATTTACTTGGCCGAATACAGCCCACCGCCCGAGGCTGATCCGATGAGCCCAGGCGCATGGGAGTACGCCAACCCGGCGCTCGGCCACACGCTTGACATACGCACCATCGAGCAAGAAGCCAAGTCGCCAAATCGTGCCGGCTTCCTACGCTCCAGTGTGAACCTATGGGTGCAATCAGAGCTGTCATGGCTGGCGCCAGGCAAATGGGAAGCGTTGCGCACCGAATTGTTACCGTCGCCTGGTGGCGTGCTTGCGGTCGAGGTCGCCGTAGACGACGGCCGCTACGTGGCGGTGCGTGCGAACGCGAATACTGCTGGGATCCTGACTGCGACTGTCGCATTCATGTGCGAAACGGTGTCACAAGT